AAACATATGGTTCTCCTTTAAAAGCAAGTTTACTATAGGACCCGACCTATTCAGCGTCCTATGCAGTATTATATATGAAAAAAATACCAGAAATCAATGGTTTTTTCTAGTGTGCAAACACTAAAAACATAACTACTAGATCAACATAAAAGGAGACACTACAATGTTAGATATTTTCCGAGGCATAGACCGGGTCATGATGGCCAAATTGGTTGCCCTACACATAGCGGTGATTGTGATCAGCAACGCACTGGTTTCAATTCCAGTGGAAATTTTGGGAGTGAAGTTGACCTGGGCGGCATTTACATTTCCCCTGGTAATTTTGGCCACTGACCTAACAGTACGTTTGTTGGGCAAACACATCGCCAGAGCCACTATCGCAGCCGCATATCCCTTGGCAATCATTGGCAGTATTGCTGTGGTGCTAGCCGAAGGTGCACCACAAAGTGTTGCCTTACGTATTGGCTTTGCGTCGGCCACTGCCTATTTGATTGGCACCATGCTGGATGTCTATGTGTTCCAATGGGTACGAGAAAAGTTTACCAAACAATGGTGGGCGGCTCCTGCGTTGTCAATGGTGGCAGCAAACTTCATTGACAGTTACACATTCTTCTCTGTGGCATTCTATCAAAGCGCCAATGAATACATGGCAGCAAACTGGAGCGAAATCGCAATGAGTCAAAGTTGGCTCAAGATTGCAGTTGGTTTTATTTTGTTCTTGCCCGCTTATGGTGTTCTGTTGAACTACCTTAAGAAGCGATTGGCCGATACAGAACAGGGTTAAATACTCACAAGGAGATGTTTATGTTAAACAAAATCAAGGAATTCTTTTTTGGTAAGCCAGTCGCACCAGCGCCCGAGGCACCATACAAGGTTGAAGCGCCTGTTGTGCAGGAGTCCGTACCGGCTGCACCCGCAAAGGAGGTGACTTCTGAAACTGCTTCTAAACCTGCCAAAGCCAAAAAGGCTTCCGCCGAAAAACCACCGGCAGCGCGAAAACCCAGAGCCAAAAAAACGCCTGCAAAATAAACAAGCCCCGCAAGGGGCTTTTTTATTGTCCAATAAATACTAAAAAGAAGGAGTCAACCATGGCAGAACAAAAACAACTATCACGCAGTGAACGCGAAGCACTGATCAAAGACAAAGCAGGATGGGTTATCGTTGTGCTGGCCGCACTACTGGCCATCAACACATACCTGGGCAACGGCAACTCAGGCAAGGTATTGAACAACACCATTGATGCCAACAATACCTGGGCATTTTACCAGGCCAAATCAATCAAAGGCACACTGGCAGAAATGGCACTGGACGATGCTATGGCTCGCCGGGACACAGCCAAAGTAGCCGCACTCAGCAAGAAAATTGCAAGATATGAGTCAGATCCCGAAACAGGCGAAGGCAAAAAAGAACTCATGGCCAAGGCCCGTGCTTTGGAAGCAGATCGTGCTGTGGCCAAATCACGCAGTCCGTGGTATACATTTGCAGGCTCCCTGTTTCAAATTGCCATTGTGTTGTTATCGGCTAGTATATTGGCTGTGAACAACAGATTATATGTGGCCAGTTTATGGGTAGGCGGCAGCGCCATGATTCTCATGAGTCAAGCCATCTGGCTTTGGATACCTGCTATACTCTAACCCAAGTTAATTCAACACCAGTGTACTGTAAATACTTTGACCCGCCGGCGTAGCGGGTTGGAGTATTACAAGAATGGATCCATTAACACTGTTTGCCTTGGCCAATGGCGCAGTTCAGGCTGTCAAAAAAGGCTGTCAACTTTACAAAGATATCAAGGGCGCGGCTGGCGATGTCAAAGCCGTGCTCAAGGATCTTGACGACCAATTTCACAGTGCCTACGAAGCCAAAGGCAAAACACCCACAGTTGAACAACGCAATCAGTTTGTCAAAGAAAAAAATCGTGTTATCGAACTAAACAAACAACAGGGCGACGTTGCAGGCATCTATACCGAACTTGGAGACAAATTAGGCGAGTACTATGACAATTATTACAAATGCATTGCTATCTTTGAACAGCAGGAAAAACATGATCAACATGAAATTTATCAAGGTGATGCCAGTCTGGGTAAACGTGCCTTACAGCGTGTACTGATGCGTAAACAACTGGAGCAAATGGGCACAGAACTGAGAGAGACCATGGTGTACCAATCACCTCCTGAACTAGGGGCACTGTTCAGCGAAGTTGAAGAAATGATGAAAATCATGGGGGTACAGCAAAAGATTTTGATTGCCCGACAGTTAAAAGAAGATCATGCCAAAGCGGTGCGTAGACGTAGACGCATGGATGCTGTCTGGGCCAACGCTATCTGGGGAGTAGCGGGGATAATTATTTCCAGTGCCATTGGCCTTATGTTTGCTTTTGTTATCCAGGACCGAATTGAAAAATATCCTCAATTGGGCACAGATATCATACCCAAGTCTGAGGCACAGCGACGATACGATGCCTTGCCCAAGAAGTATATAGGAAGATAGTCAATGTCTATGAGTGATCCAGTAGGCCAACCCCAGCGCCACTGCTCCTGAGAACACAAGAATTAACAAGGTAACGCCCAGTACTTTTCCAACTGGCGTTTCGTTTATAAGATCATTTAGTTCTTCAAAAATACTACTCATAGAAAGTATTTAAATTTGCTTGCTTAAAATAAAAGCACATACATATGAGTAAATACGCCATGATAGAAATAATCGCAACCTTGGTAATGACACACATTACCATTGTTTGTGTCACGCTGTATTTGCATCGTGGCCAAGCACACCGAGGCATAGAGTTTCATCCTGTGTTAGAACACTTTATGCGAGCCTGGTTATGGCTCACCACAGGTATGGTAACCAAGCAATGGGTAGCCATACATCGCAAACATCATAGACACAGCGACCAGCCAGGGGATCCACACTCACCACATGTGTATGGAATTGGTCGAGTATTTTTCAAAGGAGCATGGTTGTACAATGACGCGGCAAAAGATCAAACAATGGTTGATACATACGGTAGTGGTACTCCTGCTGATTGGTTGGAGCTTCACTTATACCAGCCTCACAGTAGACTTGGCATTGGCCTTCTCCTTGTGCTCAACACCCTAGTATTCGGCTGGTGGGGTCCAGTGATATGGGCAGTACAAATGATCTGGATTCCATTCTGGGCTGCTGGCGTGATAAACGGAATAGGACACTGGTGGGGGTATAGAAATGGCCAAACTAAAGATCGTAGTCGTAATATTGTGCCTTGGGGTATTGTTATTGGCGGTGAAGAACTGCACAACAATCACCACTTGGAACCAGCGAGTGCCCGCCTCTCTAAAAAGTGGTGGGAGTTTGATATAGGCTGGATGTGGTTGACTGTGTTTAGAACACTAGGGCTTGCCAGACTTCGCAACGCCTAGTTTAGGTTGTTGCAGAATTTTTAGAATCAGTCAACTGTTTTCTTAGACTGTGATAATCTTCCAAGGTAGAGATAGCAGGAACTTCGGATCGAGCATAGGCCGGTGGAATAGTTTGCCATTCCGCTTCACTCACACCCGACACAATCATGGCAGTGTATTCATGACCATCACTGGTGTGCAATTGTACTCGTTCAAAACTGTTGGGATTTTTAGCCACGCTCAACAAAGCATGTGCTAAATTTCTCAAGGCCACAGGATCTGCAACTATGTGTAGGTCCTGTTGTGGTTCACTGTGTGGATATACGTGTAGTCGTGACATCAATCAATGTGTGCTATTTCTTGCAATCGCATGCGTTTGCTTTTGTATACTTTAACACATTCTGAACTGTTGGTAAAGTCCAATCGGCCCTTTCCCCACAATATCGGTTGATCTGCAAATGAAATAGCATGAGGCAATATCACATCAAGATAACGTCCATTGCCGGTGCCCAGTGTAGCAAAGGTTATGTAGTCTTTGGCACCGCTTTTGAACACACGATAGTTGGCCACTAGGCCCAGAAACTCTACTTCTCCGGGTCGTCGAATTTCGGTACAGGCTGGAATAAATCTGCCGCTGGTCCAGCGTCCAGTACGTGCCAGTTCTTCACACTCGCCACCTTCCAGGGGCGCATGCACAGCGCCGGCTAACTTGGCTTCTTGCCAGTATACCCAGTGCGCATAACTGCCTTCACAATGCTTCAAACAGGCCTGCCAAAATTTCTTAGGATTGTGTGCTTTTTGATAGGCCAATGCCCAAATCAATCTGCCAAGATTGGTAGCATGGGCGCGGCAAAGACCAAAGTGGCTGAGTTCTCTCAGTGCGGCCAGCACACTGTCTCGTTTGGGATGGTCTCCGACCAACTGCATGAACTCATAGATTTTTTCTTCGTTGCGTTTGGCAAATGCTCGTCGCCACATGTCTGCGGTGTACATGTCGCACTCCAAGATGTCGGCTATCATGGTTATAGCATCATCTTCAAATACCACTGTGTCGTGTTGTATGGTATCAGCACTCCAATCCTGGAACGCACTGGCTCGCCTACGACCTTGCGTGGCCACTGGGCGTATCAAGGCTGTGGCCAAGGTACAGTCACTACGGCTTTTTACTTTGAGTGCTCTAAACAAGCGTTTCATAGCCGGTGATTCGCCCTGAGTCACGCCCAGTACATCACCACGACCCAGTAAGTCGCTGGTGGCTTCGTCGTACTCAGGATAGTCAGTTAGTGGTCGTTGATCAATTTCCCACAGTTGACTCAGGCCTCGATTGGCCAAGATATCAATTTTGAAATGCTCAAGATCTTCTGTTTCGTATTTGTCCAACAGGATTTGATTTTCACCGTTGATCAGGCTCCGGGGCACAGCACGATCAAAAATCAGTATGCCGCCGCAATGTTTTGAGATACAACGTTTTTTGCCCATGAGTTTGGCCGCCACTCGTTCTGCTTCGGCTATTTCTTCTGGAGGCAACACTTGATTAAATTCAAATCCGCGCCGGAGTGTGCCTTTGGCTCCTAATCTTTTTGCCGCTTCTCGTTTGGCGGATTTTTCTTTGTACATCACATAGTTTGACACTCGCGCACTTTGTCCGGGCCAGCGTCGGAATATGCGATTCATCACAGTTTCTTGTTGCCAGTGCGGGAAGTCCAAATCGATATCAGGAAGATCATCGCGTTTGGGATTCATGAAACGTGCTATGGGAATGTTCTCTGCCACAGGATCTAAATCGCTGATGCCTAGTAGCCAGCACACCAGACTTGAGCCTGCTGATCCTCTGGTGATGTGCGGTATGTCTGTGGTGAGATCCAGGATTTCTCTCACTCGTAAAAAATGCCGAGAAAAGTTTTGATCTCTTATTAGTTCTAGTTCTTCTGCCAGTCTGTCTGCGTAGCGTGGGTCTTGGGGTAGTGGTCTTCTAAATTGTTGTACAAGTTGTTCAAGTTCTCTATATCTGTCCATCTGTTGCTGCCTTTGGTGTTGCTTTAGGCAGATATTTATAGACTAGGATTTGACAGGATAAAGTTTTGGAGAGACTATTTTGTTGCAAACAACTGATCCACAAAGTCCAGCAACAGCGTATGGTGTTGACCTCTGTGGTAACGGCCTCGCATCCAGGAATAACTGTCATACCAAAATTCTTCGCTTTCAGGATGACAACCAATCAAGCCAATGTTGTTTTGTACAATAGCCATGGCATCGCCATTCATGTAAGTGGCCACAGTCTTAAACCTGTTGCGATCGCCTACCAAGGCACAGCCATCGTAAAAAAACATTTTCCATGGCTCAACATTTCCGTAACGGTCCCGCCATAGCACTGGCAAGTTCTTGGCATGTGGGCGACGTGTGTCTGTTCCTGGACGACGAATATATTGTACAGCATCTACACCGTCTAGGATGTTGAGATATGCACTTCCGGCCCAATATGCGCCCATGCATATACCCAGATATCTTCCGCCGCCAGCAACAAATTCACGCACACGTTCGGCACTGTGTTTGAATAACTTGTCAAAGGTGTCAGCATCACCTATACCGCCGGGCACAGCAATCATGTCTACATCATCAAAGAAAACATCTTCCAGGGGATTACGACCAAAGATTTTGAACTTGTAGTAGTCGCCCAGTGCTCGCATCAGCCCATTGCCACTTTGAACGCTACATCTGGGATCATGCAAGAATAGAGCAATTGTGGGTTTCATGTTCTACTCAGTGTTATTTTTAACAGTTTTTTTGTGTGACTCAGGACCAGTTTCTTTGGCTTTTTGTACCGCTCGATCACGAGCAGGACTAGATCTATAAGGAGTAGGTGGGGCTGGGGTGTGGGGGTAACGATAGGGTTTTCTTTTGAACCAACTCATGCAGATATTTATGGGGCACATGCTCAAAAAAATACCCCAAAAATGGGGTATCTGCTGGTTACGAGTTCCAGCCACACTCCATCATTGTGTGCGATTTTTATTTGATCTGGCTCCAAACCCGCTCACGAATTTGCCGGGTCAGACTGTCAGGCAGCGGTACATAGTCCAATTCCTCTGCGGCCTTTTTACCATTGCGAAACGCCCAGTCAAAAAACTTCAGTGCTTCTGCACTGGCTTTTTTGTCCACTGGATCCCGATACATGATGATAAAACTGGCTGTGCTTATAGGCCAGGCCGCGTCGCCCCGTTGGTCCACAATGCTCACGCCCATGCCCGGTACCGAGAACCAATCTGCGCCAGCAGCCGCGGCAGCAAATGTCAAATCGTCTGGGCTGACGTATCGGCCTGACTTGTTTTGTAACTGTAAGAATGTTAGATTATTCTTTTTCACATAAGCATATTCCACATAGCCAATTGAACCTTTGATACGTTGCACATTTGCGGCTACACCTTCGTTGCCTTTGCCACCCACAGAGGTTGGGGCAGGCCATTTGATTACAGCGCCTTTGCCAACTTTTTCGGCCCACTTGGCACTGACTGCACTCAAGTAATCAGTCCAGTTGAATGTTGTGCCCGATCCGTCAGCGCGATGTATCACTGTGATTGGTAAATCTGGTAACTTTTTGCCAGGATTGAGTGCTGTCAATCGTGGATCGTTCCATTTGTCAATTTCACCTAGATAAATTTCAGCCAAAACAGCACCTGTTATGCGCAACTCGCCGGGACGGAATCCTTCCAAGTTTACAATGGGCACAGTACCACCAATGATGGCTGGAAATTGCACTTGCCCATTGGCGGCCAACTTGTCACCAGCCACAGGGGCATCACTGGCACCAAAGGTCACTGTGCGGGCATCAATTTGACGGATACCGCCACTGGATCCAATTGATTGATAGTTCAAAGTTTGCCCAGTTTCTTTGTAATATAACTCAGCCCATTTGCTGTAGATGGGATAGGGGAATGTTGCACCAGCACCTGTGATTTGTGCCTGAGCGGATAGTGTTAGAAAACACAAAATTGCCACTAATAATTGTCTCATAAAACCTCCTTGGTTAGACAATTATTTAGGCCGTTTTATGTTACAATTGTGTTACAAAGATTCAGAAAAATTTGACAGCAAATTGAACTTGCTTCCTGTGCCCAAAACACAGGCAATTTCATCATAGATTTCCAGCAAGGTCCAAGACTTGGTTGTGTTGTTGGTCAATAACATGATCAAACCTCGATCTTGAGTACCCAACCACACAGGTTTTTCTTTATATTCCTTTGCCACTGTTTCCAGTATTCGGGCAGCCGAATCACAGTAAACAGGTTTTTTGATAGTGACTTGAGCGTTGACTATGGTGCCGGTCAAGCAGAATAGGAACGCCAGTGCCCATGATCGCATGCTGGCTCCTTAAAATATTATTTATTGACCAATCAGCATCCTGATCAGGCCCACACTATCAATGCTGACTAGCAAGATGTAGTTAGCCAGCATACCAAACGATCCACGTGTGTAACTAGCCCAAGCATACATAGCACAACCACTGATCCAAATAGGGTAAAGTACAATGAGAGGGGGATTAGGTACAGTGGCAGCCATCGTAATACTGCACCCAATAGACACAGCCCAAGCCAGTACCTCCACGATGAACCTAAAGGGGTGAGTTTTGTAATCACTGCGGATCCAATCAAAGATGTTGACTAGTATATTGTTCATAAAGTTGTTCGCTGGCTAGGTTCTTGCCCTTGGCTTCGACCTGTATATCAAACTGGTCTGCAAAGCCCAGTGCCCATGAATTCACAGCACGATTCCAACAGAAGTCACTGTGTGCCCGAAGTTGTTGCTTTTTAAAACCTCTAGCAAGAAGACTATCCAAGTCGGGTCGAACTCCTGGATCATGATCAACCAAAAGATCTTCGCGGCTAGTAGAAAAGTGAAGAGTAGGACGCACACCACGCCAAGACTCAAGAACCCGCTGGACACGAGAATCCTCAGGTGTGATATATTCTCCTGTTTTGACCCAGTGGTGGTGAATATCCAGAACAAGAGCACAATGCTCAGCCACAAGCAAACTAATATCGAGACCATTTGATACCTCGTCATTTTCGATAGTTATGAGGTTGCGAGCCTCGGGACTCAATCGCTTGAGTGTTTGCAAAAACTTAGCAGGGCCGCCTTTGCCCGACAGGTGTACGTTGATCTTGAATCCATGATCATGCCAGGTTTTGCCGTAACCCATCCACCGTGCCATGTCAGCATGATATTCAAATTCCAGGATGCTTCGCTCCACAATCTCATCAGACTCACTTGCCAGTACACAAAATTGCCCTGGATGGAAGGAAAGCCGAACGCCAAGACGGCGAGCAGCCTCGCCAACCGGCTTGAAAATATTTTCGCAGTGGTCTTGTATTTCACGTCGTTGCCACCAATCTATCCATGAGGGTTCAGTGTAGCCCTGTAGCATTTCCGAACCCAGCCGCACCATTCTACGACCTTCGGGTAAGGTGGCCACACGCTCGATCAATCGCACAGCGGCAGCCGCATTGTGGTTCATAATGTCCCACTGCCGTTGTTCAGCCTCGTGTGCATGCTCGCGGAGCCAGCGCATGGTAGTTGATCTGCCGTTTAGGTCACGGTCCTTGGCATTGACTTTCATGCCCCCACATTCTGCGGGATCATTGAGCCATTTGCAACAAAAGCCAATTTGGGGTGTAGTCATGCAGTAATTATACTGGCATTTGAATATTTTGTCAACAAAATTGATTGGGAATAGAATACCCCTAACGGTGATAAATACCTCAAAGACTTTTGGAGACAAACATGTTCAAAACCACCGTATTAGTTCCGTATTCTTGGCCTTATCCTGATTTGGATGCGTTAGTGCAGGCAGGTAAAACCGATGGCGTCGTGGTTGAGCAAGGACAGCAAAACGGCAAATTGTCTTATGTCCGCACATGGGCCGATTCAGCCACTGCACAACAGTACATAGATGCTGGGATAGCCCACTACGGAGCAGATCAAATAACCTATTCAATTGAAGAAGTTATTGTCTAATCAAATCCAGCGTTACGCAATGAAAACCACCTCCCAGTGTGCGTGAATGGCGTAGTTCAAGCGGTATCACTGTAAATTTGTAACTCTCTAAAGTCTCAATCAAATCAATTTGATTTCGATCACAAATCACCGTGTGCGGATCGACCACCAACATGTTCATGGCAATCCATTTTGAAGCATATGGGTATTGTGTAAATCCCTGTGCTACCACATCATTCACCCAGATTTTATGCCATCCCTCAAATGCCATGGGCACCGTATCAAATGTCACACGGTTGGCATTGAGCATGACCAAGCCTTCACGCAAGGGCACAATGGTTGAATCAATGTGTACTCCTGCGTAAAAGTTACAAAGTTCAATGCTGGTGTTGTTTGGCAAGTTGGCCAGCAACCAAAGATAAGCGGCTCGGTTACCACTGGCGCTTTCAAGGAACAACAATCGATTTTCTCCTAGCCGCAATATGTTGGCCGCATCAAGCACTAGGCCTTGATTCCTGGGCATGTGGATTACATTGGCATCTTTTAACACTTCGTGGTAACATTGAAGTTCCATGTCTCTACAGGGATACATCATAGGCGGATCAATCACTGTGTTACCAAGTACTAGGAGTCTGTCGCGTGGACAATAATTGTACATGCCGTCATGTGTTTGAAAATTGAGTGGATCTGGGCGAACAACTTCTACACCCAGGCTCATAAGGGTCGTTGCTAGATTATCCAAATCTTCGTTGGCTTCTTCAATTATCCATTGGGGCACAGGCCCACGTGGAACCGGAGTTTGGTGCCAGGTTGTTTTTTGTGACTCTTGGGCAAACACTGGATCTGTTACGGGCCAGTTAGCATCTGTGGCCGATCCCACAATCACTCGTTTCAATGGACTCCATTCATTCCAACTGTAAATCATAACCATCCTGTTATTTGCAAAGTGTATCTGGGTTCCGGGCCAAGATTGGCGGCCATGTGTGGTACATCATACTGCCATTCTACCACGTCACCGGCCTGCCAATTTACCTTGGCTATATCTGCTGTTTCCGAATAATGACCCGGTTTCCAGTTTTCTAAAAAAACAACGGCTCGGTGTATACGGTGTTCTTGACCTTGAAGATTAAACAAGTCAATGTATCGCAGGTACAAGTCACTGTGAGTAGGCAATACTGTGCCAGTGTTCATTCTGTAGTAACTGGTACCAATGTCTTTCCAACCTAACTGTTGGTATATGTTTATAAATTGTTGATTCCACGACGGTTGAGGACTACGCATGTCGCACATGTCTCCAGTGAACCTATTGGCATAACCTTGTGCAGTCCAACGTTGAATACTTTCGGTGTCATTGAAAGGTTCATTAACATAGGTCAATGTTTTGAACTCGTCATCCCAGAACCGAGGAATGTGGTACTTAATGATTTTTTGTGTTGCCATAAGGTATTATCGTCAGGCCTTCTATTACAGGTAGTTTACGCCAAGGATCTACAATCACACAGCCTCTTGGAATGGCACAGTAAGGCATGGTATCTGTTGGCTCGCCGGTATAGTCATAGGTTACCTTGCGATTGTGAGCCCACAATATCACAGCAGGCATGGTCAATTCGTCAATCACATCAGTAGGATCATCCGCAAGTGGATCTAGATACTGCACTGAGAATCCTGCTTGTTTCACATAGTGACCAATCAAGGTACTATATGACCCGACGCAATAAGGCACATCGGGCTTGTAGGCTTTGCCATGAATCACAATATTCATACTGTGTTGTTGGGCTTGATCTATCAAAAACATAGCCAAGTTGCGAGCTTGAATTTCTCTAGCATGCATCACAGTGTCAAACAAGTCATAACCAAGATTGTATTCTTGGGCCAGCCAGCGTAGTGCAATGTTGTCTCTGGGATGGCAAGCACCTGCGTCGCCCATGCCTGCGGTCATGTATTTTGGTCCCATGATGCGCATGGTAGAACGTGACAGCGCATTGGTCACCACATCAACATTGATATTGCCAATCTTCATAGCAAAATCTTGAATCATGTTGACCAGACCAATTTTGGCTGAAATAAATGTGTTGTAAAAAATCTTGATTGCTTCACACTCGTCCCAGGTGCCAATTTCATAGCGTGGATTGTTTTGCATCACTGTGTCATACAACGCACGTAGTTCACCGGCCAAGGCCGTGGGGTTGCCATCTTCGGTGCCAATCATGATCATCTCGGGGTTGACCATATCCCACTTCACTGACCCCATGGCAATTAGATAAGGATTGTACAAGAACTGATGTTGACGTGCCAGTCTAGGCACAAACTCGCGACGTGTGGTTCCGGGTAGTACAGTTGAAATTAACACAACCTTTTTGCTTGACCGGGCGTGAGTATTGATTTTGTTGATGGCGTCTATAACTGCATCGTAACCAAAGTTTCGAGGTTCCAGGTGTGAACTAGGGGCGGCACCATCGTATCCTTCAGCATGTGGGGTTGGTACAGCAATAAAAATCCACTCACTTTCGTTGACCAATTCATCAATGTCACAAACTTTTATTAAGTCACTTTGGCGTGGGTAAATATCGTATCCTCTCACTTCGTGCTTTTCGGCCAGGACTTCAGCACAATCAAGGCCCAGTTTACCAAGCCCGATAAAACCAATTTTTGACATTATGAGTGTACCTTTAGATAGATTATACAATTTCTTGAGCGACGTTTGCAATCGTAGTGACTTGTTAATTTATCGTTTTTTACCACATGGTTCAAGAAAACTTCAGGACCTGCAATGGCTGGAGGGCAAACCATATGATTGGTTTGAGTTTCAAACAGCACATAACTTGATATTCCACGATCAAGAACTATTGCATTACGATTTTTATAGTGAAAATGACATTTTGACTGAAGTACAAAAACGACAGTATTGGCGTCACGAATCTGACACCGTACTTCGTGCTTATGCTGTTGAATGGCACAAAATAATTACACAGATGCATCTTCGTTCAAGAATTAAATTTCCAATCAGTGTACACGATCAGGTGTTGTTGTGTCACTCAGAAAAAAACAGTGGTGAACTAACACGTTATGAACAGAATGATTTTATTGGTGTATACTATTGGAGTCATGCACTTATTGCGCGAGATTGGTTTAGATATGCAAAATTAGACTCAAACCTCACAGTGAAGTTTGATCAAATTACCAAAGATTTTTTGATCTACAATCGTGCCTGGAGTGGTATTAGAGAATATCGATTGAGATTTATAGAACTACTATTAAATCAAAATTTGCATCTTGTGTCTAAAGTCAATTTCAATCCCGTTGACACAGAAACGCACTATACCAACCACAAGTTTGCAAATGACCAATTTAAATTAACTTGTACAGATATCGAAAATTATATCCCTACAACACATGTCGATGCCAGTGCCAGTGCAGACTATAACAGCCAAGACTATGCTCAATGTGCAATAGAAGTTGTACTGGAAACGCTGTTTGATGACCAAAGACAGCACCTGACCGAAAAAGCATTGCGACCTATTGCTTGCGGGCGTCCATTTATTATTGCATCTACACCTGGTTGTTTGCAATATCTCCGAGACTATGGTTTTGAAACTTTTGACGGATTGATCAATGAATCCTATGACACAATTCAAGACCCCGACGAACGATTGCATGCCATAACGGCGGAGATGAAACGAATTAGTATGCTGGCGTCCGATCAAAAGAGAAAATTATGGCAAGAGTTGTATGAAATTTCTGCAAGAAACAAACAATTGTTTTTTTCCGATCAATGGCACGACAAAATTGTATCAGAGTTCAAAAACAATTTTGATTCTGCTATTGCTCGTGTGACTTTTACAAACAAAAGTTGGAACAAAATAAAAAAACTAGTTCCCGACTACAACGACAATCTCCTTTGCAATGAAAATGATTTGGAAAAATTCAATACATGGTTGGCTGCTAAACAGTCTTGAGCCGTGTGCCGTCCCAGTCTGGTCCTGGCGAAGTTTGCTGGTACTCCTGTGCACGTTTGAGTAAGTCTGTGTAAAAAGTGTCAAGTTCGCCGCCCCAACGTCCCATTAGGCCTGCTACTGCCTGTTCGCAATAGTTCCAATGTTGTTGCCTATACGCCTCCATGAGATCTGCGTGAATTTTTTTGTAAGCATCCAAGGTCACAAATTCATCAGGAGATAACTTTTGTACCAGACAGTATGCTGTGACTGTGTGATCACTGTCAGCAGTACGGAACGTATCTAGTTCAAGTTTGATATAATGATCTGGTAAATTTTTTGCTGAGTCGCCAAATATAATGTTCATTGCATTTCCTTTTAAATATGTATCATGAGTTTAGCATTTGATTTAATTTCTGATTTACATATTGAAACTTGGCCCACTGAGTTTGATTGGACCTATCAGGCCACCAGCCCTGTGTGTGTGGTTGCTGGAGACGTCACTCGCGATCCAGATACATTGATACGCACTCTAAGACATCTAGGTAAATGTTACCAGGCAGTGTTCTATGTTGACGGTAACGATGAACACTACACACAGTTAGAAAACTTGTCACTGAGTTACAGCACCATTACCAAACAGTTGCGGCGCATACCCAATGTGGTGTACCTACAAGACAACGTGGTAATTGTGGACGGCGTGGCCATCCTGGGTACCAATGGTTGGTGGGGTTTTGACTTTGATCTTGGAATAGATGCTCACCAATCAGCGGCGTGGGCTCAAGAAAGATACAACATCAGCGAGGCTGCCACCAAAAGCATAGCCAGAATGAGCACCACCGATGCTACCTACATGGTTTCCAGTGTGGCCAAATTGCAAACACACAAAGATGTGCAAAAAATTGTCATGGTCACTCACACTGTGCCCGATCCGTCACTGATTGCCCACGACATTGAACTGGAAGGTACTATGAGATTCAACACCATGGGCAACAGGCTAATGGCGCAGGCCTTGGCCGCAGATACCGAAAACAAACTGCATACCTGGTGCTTTGGTCACTATCACGGATCAGTTGACCAGGTGAGATGTGGAATACGATTCGTCAACAACTGTCGGGGCCGAGGTGATACACCTTATGCCAAAGCGGTGTATTATCCTCAACGAATCGTAGTAGATTTTTAAACTGCGCCTTCGGGCTCAACTCTGATCTGCAACGGATAACTTTGGGCCCGCGCCAACATGGTAACTTCAATGCCTTTTTGTTCAGCAATTTCATAGGGCAACACTGCCACACATGCGGATCCTGCTTCGTGAATGTCACTGGTAATTGTTTGTGCAGTTTCTGCTGTGTAGTCAAAATACTGCATCAAGGTTTCAACCACAAATTCATATGTTGTTTGATTGTCGTTGAGATATACAACACGGTACATGGGTGGTTCTTTCAAATGCTCTGCAGGTTTTATTCGTGTTCTTGTATCGCTTTGTGCCATTTCAATTCCTTGTTGTTAGGTAGGGGCACTGTGCCCCTACTGTATTTACGCTATTATATCAAGAAGCGTAGGTGATAGCAATGGTCTTTGGCTTGGCTTCCTCAGGCAGTTCACGTTTCAAGTGAACGCTGAGAATACCCAGTTCAAGATGCGCATGGCTGATTTCCACATGATCTGCAAGTTGAAATTCTCTACGAAAATCTCTATTGCTGATACCTTTGTGCAAATAGGTAGGCACAATTTTTTCACTGTCGGTCTGATACTCTTTGCCTTCGATGATCAAGAAGTTTTTGTCCTTGGTCACAGAAAGATTATCAAGCCCAAACCCTGCCACCGCAAGACTGATTGTAAATTCGTCTTCATTGACTTGTACAATGTTGTAGGGTGGGTAATTTGTGCTGGATTGTTGCGCTGTTACACGCATGAGTTCATCAAACATGTTATCAAAACCGATACCAAATTTGGTGATTGCAGGCAGGTCAAAAGACCGAAGTGTGAGAGTTTTTGTCATTTGTTTTCTCCTTTATTAAGCAAGATGACTTTTAGTGTAGACCCGACCATCGGCATCTACACAGTTATTTATTATACACGATTCATTGGTTCTATCAAACGATAATTGGACAAATAGTATCGGAATTGGGTGTTTTTTGGACTCCAAGTCATGGCAAAAAACACGTAGTTTTTTTCGTCATCAAATGTTACCCGTTTGGTGTATTTGACGTTTTTTACATTGTAGGGTATTTGATAACGATCTGACCAAGCATGTAGTTCTTGGGTCAGTAACTGATTTACATAGGCTGCGGCCTGACCACCCGCACCTGTTGGCAGGGTGAATTCAATGTACATCAGTAGAGTTTTTGGGGAAGTTGTTGTTCTGCTAGTTTTTTGCGCCAGCGATTACGTGCGGCACTGGCTTTGAGTTTGCGAGCAGTGGTGGGTTTGGTGTAAAATTCACGGTCACGAAGTTCGTTCAACAGGCCAGTTTCCTGGATCTTTTTTTTGAATTTACGTAGTGCCTGATCCACGCGACCATCTTGCACTAACACTGATCTACCTCTAAGTTTTTGCATTTGCTTCCTTTAATTCTCTAGGGGTATTTACCTGGTCTGCATCAATAACCACGCGGTTAACTCCTTGTTTGCGATAGCGAGCCAAATAGAACATGTGAGGCAACAGCACACGTTCCAGTTCTGAATGCAGTCCACGTGCTCCAGTTTTGTGATAAATGGTGCGGTCAGCAATCATTTCCAGGGCCTCGGCTGTAAATTCCAATTCAACCTTGTCCTGTTCAAACAACCAAGAATATTGTTCAACATAACTGTGTTTGACATCCAACAAAATGCGAATCAGATCTTCTTTGTTCAGTGCGGTCAGTGCCACCCAACTAGGAAAACGTCCCACAAACTCTGGAATCATACCAAATTTGATCAAGTCTTCTGGAGTGGTTTGATCAAGGTGTGTTTCGGTATCGTCTTTGATTCTGGCACCAAAGCCAATTGACGTTCCACGTATGCGGTTTTTGACCACATTGTCTAGGCCCACAAAAGCACCGCCAGCAATAAACAAAATATTGGTGGTATCAATTTCAATCATTTCACCTGACGGGTGTTTGCGATTGCCAGTGGGAGTGACTCTGCACCGTGTTCCTTCAACCAATTTGAGCAAGGCCTGTTGAACACCTTCGCCTGACACATCTCTCGTGATACTGGCACTTTCGGATCTGCGACTGATTTTGTCTATTTCATCAATAAACACAATTCCACGCTGTGTTTTGGCAATATCTCCGCCGGCGGCCGCAAACAGCCTAGAAATCAAACTTTCTACATCGTCACCTACATATCCTGCTTCGGTCAAACTGGTGGCATCTGCTATCACAAATGGTACATCCAAATATCGTGCCACTGTACGAGCCAACAAGGTTTTGCCCGAACCTGTTGGACCCAGCATGAGAATGTTGCACTTTTCAATTTCAACGCTGGGATCAGGATTGGAAATGCGTTTGTAATGATTGACCACTGCCACACTCAAGACCTGTTTGGCTCGATCTTGGCCAATTACGTATTGGTCAAGATGTTGCTTGATCAACTCAGGATCAAGTTCGATTGTCGGAGCCTGTTTAGTGATGTGATCGTCAGTGAGCAACGTTTCACACAGTTCAACACATTCATTGCAGATCGCCACATCCTCGCCAACAATGAGTTTGGCAACTGCATCTTTGTGTTTACCGCAAAAACTACAGGTATTAAGTGATTCGTCAGATTTCATTAGGATTGCTTTGTTTCTAAATAGTGTGCTACTTGTTCTCTTTCGCTGTCGCTCAACAAGTCTGGGTCATATTCACCTGTACTTATTTTGTTTATCAAGTGTTCGATATATGCTGTGTCATAAGTGTAACTGTCACTGAGACTTTTGTCAACTACAATCCAGTCTGTGCCATTGTATTTGTACAGTCGGTTGGGCATGCTATCTACCCTCACAAAGGTATCACCTTTGTTGGCCTGTGCAGGAAATTCAATGCCAAAACCACTGTGACTTTGTCTGCCGACTGTGTTGTCTGCTACAAGACCCATCCAAGGCAGTTCAGTGATTTCTCCGCGCAGATATTTGTAACGTTGATTCTTTATGGTATCGTCGGGGTTGGCTGCCTTCCATTTTTTTATGGCAGCCTTGATTTCGTCGTCGTATTCTTCGTCTTCTACCTCTTGATCAGACGGTGTTAAGTAATCCCCGGGACGCTCTGCGTCTGGTATTTTGTCAAAACTGCTGACCAGACGTTCGTCGTCGTACACATGTAGATCAGGCGTTACTAGTTCAATGGGTTCCTCACCATTGACATTGTCAAGCACATCGCAGGATTTATTGGGACAGAACAAACCAATGCCCGGAGCGTCTATCAAAGGCGTACCACACTTGTAACAGGGTATGGGATCATCAGGCGGCTCTGGCACTGAGGCCTTGATTTGTTCTATTTGTTCTTCAGTCAAGGGACCATCGTCGGGTTCGTATTCGGGTGGGCTCTCGTCGTGTACGAATCCGCCTGTGCCTTGTCGTGCCCATTCAAATTGTTTGTTGGCGGCTAAAATTAAAGTCAAGGCCAGTGGATCAAACACCAGCACAATCATAATAATGACTAAACGTACAGCACGTTCTAAAACATTGGCGTCGGGATTTTCACCGTACACAAGAGCCGCAATGTACTTGATAGGACCTACTTCCGACTCAACCTTGCGGAATTCGGCCGCAAGTGGTGCTCGTTCTTCATTTAAACTGGTGATTTTTTTCTGTTCTGCTTCAATCTCGGCCAATAATCTACCACGTTCTTTTTGCTGACTTCTGCGAATAGCCACGGCCTTGTCAGCACCTTTTTCATCTGTTGACCGGCCCATGACCTGATCCACAGCCTCGTCCATTTGTTTGAGCGCCCGCCGATTGGCATCTATGTTTTCTTTTGATATTTTAATCTTTTCATCATAGATTGCTACCTTGGCCACAGCATCACCCGACACCAAACTTTGATCAGAGTGTGCTTTTGACAAGTATCCAAAGATACCCATTGATGTCAGCAACATAAGAAATGCCACAGCAGGTATTAGATACAGTTTGAATATCACGCCGGCACGTTTCCAGTTGTTGTGGAGCCATACTGTGGCCACGATCTTGCCAAGTTCAAGGCTGGCACCCATGATGATCACAGGAACAGTGGCCGCTGAAAAGATAGCAGTGAGACCTGCCACTGAGTAATATGCGGCCACTACACTCAGCAATAGAGCAGTGGCCAAAATACCGAAACCAAATATCATAGATCTTTATTTACCGGGTGGTTGCACCTGCTGAACAGCATGTTTAATGGCTACCCAAGTACCAAATGCAGGATCTGGCACTTCAAACCACACACGTTCTTTGGAGCCGGGCATGGCCCAAATAGAAGAGGCGCGGTCCAGTCTGCGTTTGACATGACTTTGACTGCGCCAGTTTGACCCAAACTGTGCTCGCGCTTCTCTCATGATGGCGTACCATTGATCAGTCGTGGACAGTTCAAAATATAATTTGTGCATGGGCAAGGCCGTTTTTCCAAGAGAATCAAGGGATTGAAGCATATAATTAGAGGCTTCTATATTGATAGACATTTACATTCCTTTATCACTGAAGTTTCCAAATGGGCATACACTGGGTATCAGCCAGTTTTGATCTGTTGCCAGATCTCGGTCAGTGTCTCAGCCTTGTGGACTTTAGATCTACATGCCACGGCAGTGTCGGGCCCGGGTTATCGAATCACCCCGCTCACTCCATTAGATAGCCACCATCTCCTTGCTCATGCACAACAACATTATACAAGGCCATGGTGGCTGTGTCAATGATTTATTCGTCTTTGAAGTCTACAACATTGCCATTTGCATCGGCGCAGATGATACGTACTGTGTTGCCTTCCGAATCTTGGATTTCAATTGGTCCCCAGATCCACCATTCGGTTTCATCTAGGTACCAGGCGTCTTCTTTGCGTTCTTCCAATTCCCAAACGCTGTTTTCGTCAATGAACTCTTGCAGTTCTTCTTGCTCTTCTTCGGAGAGATCCTCATACTCAATGTCGTACCAGCAACCACCGTCATCCATGCTGATCAATTCCACTTCTTCAATGTTGTTGTAAGAACAATCCAACATGTTGATGGAATCTTTGTCGGTGCTTCCGCCGGGCACCATTGTAAACTCAAACTCCGGCGGCTTGCCATCCGTGGTAAACACTTTCCATTCGCCCCAACGGAAACCGTTGTTGACAATCAATCTACCGTCACCTTCTCGGCGCACCCAGTATTCTATTTCTGAAACATTTTTCTTGTGGTAAGTTCTCACAGTCCACTCAGTGAGTTCAGGCTGAGGTGTGGGCTCAGCATCGGCGTCGGGTCCAAAAGGCCATGTCATAGTTGTCTCCTTAGTTGGTAAATTCTACAGGCTCATTGCAAACTGGGCAAATCATTTCGTGATTTGTGTCGAATGTTTCATCGACCATGCCCGACCAATCACACTTGGTGCAATTTACCTTTTCTAATTTATCGATTTGTTCTGCACTGACTGCTTCCATGGGAAATTCCTCATAGATTCTATCCAGTTCATCACGCAAGAACTGCTCGTCGGGATCGTAGGCAATACCACGCCATTCTTTGATCTTGACTTCATCAGCAGTGTCATAATCTGCTTCTTCGGTCCAACCACTAACCCAACGAGTACCTGTCCACAGGGCACGATGTTCCCATGAGTTGCGGCCTGCTGTTTTGATCATGTACTGACCTACTTGCACAGGACGAATTTTTTTAGGGAACCAGTCAGTCATGGTATACTCAATGTCATCCATGTTGGTGTACTTTTGGAATGTGTTTGAGTTTTTAACTAGGTAAAACGCCATGTCACTGCCTTTGCCATTGGTATCGCCGCCCCAGTTGTCAATGTCTTCGCCATCATATTGCACTCTAGTAATGATGTCATTGCCATCAAACTCGTCATAACACAGGGTCAACTTGCCTGGGTTGAATGGTTGTTTGAGTTCAATGTGGCCTTCAAAGAATGTGCCCTTTTCACTGCTTACACCCAAGAATACCACTGTGCCAGGAGGCTGGCTACCAATCCAAACTTCTTCACCACCGCCCCATTCGGGTTCAGGATTGTCTGTGTCATCCCCGTAGCCCGAAATATCATCTAGATTTTTTTCATACACAGTTTCTTCGTTTTCGTCAAGAATCTGAAGTGTTCCTGCGCTACGATCAACACCGTGAATATGTCCTAGATCATCGCAGTCATAATAACTGCCCGGTGGGAACGGCCACATTTCTTCGGGAATGTTGTGATCTTCTGCGTAATCTGAGTCCCAGGCAAAGTCACTGAGATCCAGTCTACGACGTCTGAAATAGTCCCAAATCTTTCGATCCACGGTGCCCATGATGTACTCGCCACCGTAACCCCAGATTTGAATCTTGTAGGTACGCGGGGTAAACTTGAGTGCTTCAATCAGTCGGTCATGTTCGGGATTGGCCGCTTCTACTGTTGTGGCTTTTTTTGGCATTAGTCGTCCTTGTTTGAGATTCCAAATAACTGGAGCAGGTTGATGAATAGGTTGATGAAGTCAAGGTACAGAGTCAACGCACCTGACACTTCATCACCATAGGTGGCTGATTCACTGGAGATCATTTCTCTAATGGTCTGTGTGTCATAGGCTGTAAGTGCCAAAAAGATAATGATTGCCAGGGCGGAGATTGCCATCTGCATCACGGTGCTGCCAATAAAAATGTTGATAATACTGGCAATACAGATAGCAATCAAAGCCACAAATGCGTATTTGCCCACTGAGTCAAGACTTTGTTTTGTAAAGTATCCGTATGCACTCATGGTGCCAAACAACACAGCCGCACCCATGAAAGCAGTAAAGATTGATCCCATGGTATAGATCACAAAAATCATTGCAAAACTCAACCCCATCAAGGCCGCAAACACATGCAATGCTGTGATGGCCACTGGCGGCGATGGATTATTGGCCAGTATAGGAGTGACCACAAACACAGCCACCAACGGTGCAAAAACCACAAGCCATTTCATAATGCCGGTAAAGAAAAACTGTACCAGTTCATGATTCATACCCACCAGCATGCTGACAATCATACTGGTAATCACAGCCAGCATCATGTGCCCATATACTCGGCCCATGGCTTGGTTCACCGCAGATGCATCGCGGTATTGGTCAAATGTAGTTGAGTACATTACTCTTTCTCCTTCTTGGTTAATTCTGCTACCATTAAAAAATGGTCATATGCCAGACGCACTGCTGAGTTGGTCAACAACTTGTCTGCTTCCTCTTGCAAGGCCTGAACACCAGCCTCAGCAAGTGCTCTAGCACTTTCAGTATGTAGCGCAAACATGTCATCTCCAAATGCCCGTTGCAAGTTCTGCCAGGCTTCGCGCTGTTCCTCTGTAATGGGTCTGTGTTTGGGTCGCATCTCACTGGCTTTTAACAAAGCGGTACTCATGGCATCTTCGGCCACGCGACTGGCCGCAATCAAGGCCGCGTAGTTGGGATTGATATTGAACCGAGTGCTATGCCCGCCAGGATAACACATCACAAGATGCGAGCCTTTGCCCATTGAATTGAATAATTCACTGTCGTATTCGCTCACAGGCACGTACCTGCGACCAACTCGTTTGTAAAATACTTCTTTCATTGAGATGTTCTATCTACTTTGGTGTTCGTTAACCCTGCCAACATTTGAAACTGGTCCCAGGCATCTTTTACTGCGGGACGATTTTCCAACTCTGAGTCGGGCAACACAGTTTCCAGCCAGTAGTAAGGCATGCGCCTGGGTTTCCATCCAAATTTTCGTGGTTGATGCAGTCGACCTGTTTCCCAAAGTTCGATACTTACGTCACGGAACCGTTGTTCGTCTTCGTCAGTATAGTTACCCCACTCCATCTCTTGGCTGATAAATGAGCCGCCATTGTATCCAAGCCAAATAAACTTCCACTGATCGTCATCTCGTGGATCAAAATCTGTGCGAGCCACAATGACCAAAACATCATCCATGTCCACATGACCTTCCACAAGGTCACGTACACAACGGCTGTAACTAAGTCCGATTTTCATTTTGAAGGCTCATTTTTGGTGTCTACTTTCTTTTCAATAGGCGGAGGAAAGTATGGTTCAATCACATAGTGGGTGGCTGTCCACCAACCAAAGGCTGTGATCATGCCTGCTACAAATATTTCAAGTACCATCGGTGTGCCCTAGTGTCGAGGGAGCATGATCCAATCTAGCACTGAATTCTTCATCATACAGATATGCGTCGTCATCATCAATAACCACGGCAAGATCACAGTGCCGCAAGGCATAGTCCACAAAGTTATGATCTGCATCATACACCCTAAAATAATAATTTCCGTCAAAGCAGTCAATGATATGACCACGGAGACCTTTGGCTGATTTGGGTTTCAAACTTTTTCTCCTGCTTCAAAGTCACGGAATCTCAAGAATCGTGGGAATCGGAGACTGTATGTCCCGTCTTGGTTTTGGGTGACTGCGTCGGCCTGGATTTCAACCAAGTGACCAAGTAACTGATCCCGATTGGTCCAATACTCATCACGATCGCTATCGCTAAGGCCGCTACCAATAAAATTATTGTTTCCATGAATATATTGTAGCAAATAGCGAAAAAATAGTCAAGAGAAAGCCCACCGAAGTGGGCTGTGTTTTGATCATTTTTGGGTAAGTTTGTCTATTGTGGCCAGTGCGTCTGGGCTGGCTTCGGGCAACACGCCTTTTGGTCCGTGCTTGCCTAAATTGTGTTGTATTGATGCTTTACGAGCATTAGCAAATCCGCCGCCTACGGTGCCTTTGCGACCAGTTCTATCTGTTTTACGCAAGTCATCTGGTCCATGTTGAGTTCTGCTACCTAATCTATCGTAGTTGGGTGCTCGTCCTCCGTGATTACCACCACCACCGCGTAATGCTCTCATAGCATCGCCCATGTTCTTAAATGTGCCTTCAACATCGCCACCGTGATAGCCATCTTTGTCTACAAACGACACAGTGATTTCGCCGGTGCGTAGATTGTGTTCTATCCTACCGTCAGCGTAGAAACCGCCTTCGCCATCATCATACCAATAAGTTTTTACTCCTGGTTCAGACTGGGTTTCGTCTGGATACCATCCGCTATAACTGCCACTCAGTGTATCCAATGCTTTGTCAAAGTCGCCTTGGCCTTCCGCCACACCTTGTTCTTCCAATTGCCATTCAGAGTCTGAACTAACAACTTTGTAATGACCTGGCTTGACCATTTGAATTAAGTATTGGTCATCTTGGTCATCCGTGAGCATCAACGAATAATTAATTTTACTATAGGGTCTGTTCCAGCGTTTTAGTATAACACTGTCATCACTGACACGAACAACATGGCCCATTTGTCCAGGAACTTTCCAGTCTACTTTGTTGCCGGCTTGTAATAATTGTTTTACAGATTGTAGAATCTTACTACGGTCATCATTGCCCCAAGGATCATCACCTTTTTTCTTAGGTGGTGCAGGTGGCTTAAAATTTCCTCCTGGTGCAAACTCACGCAGTCCCTGTGCGTTAACAATCTTGTATGTGCCATGTGGGAATACAACGTTGTCAAACTTTGTGCCCATACCATGCTTTAATGTTACGCCTTCAGCATTGCTTGAACGAACTTCAAATGTCTCGCCTGGCAACAAGTCTAACATTCTTGGTGCTTGAATAATTTGCACGAGTTGACCTGGCTGTGCGATTTCAGAACCTTCCGCCACACCTTGTTGAGCGGCCTCTACTATATCGATCATTTCGCGTAGTGTTTTCATACAGATATTTAGTCCAAAATCATAAATAATAGTGTAGTTCGCGATACTGGAAATATCCAACTACTCTATGATTGTAAAGGAATCACAGCAAATGTATTTACACAACAAATATACCAATTGGTATTATAACATCATCGATCGTGCTAAAAATCGCACAATTGACGCTTACATCGAGCGGCATCATATTATACCCCGAAGTTTAGGCGGAAGCAACGAAGCATCTAACATTGTAAAACTCACCGGGAGAGAACACTTTATTTGTCATTGGTTGCTTACTAAAATGACGCAAGGCGAGGCCCGAAGCAAAATGGTATATGCTCTTCGCAGAATGGAACATGTCAGTGATGATCATCAACATGGTCGTTATAGCACACGAATTACCAGCAAAGTGTTTGAGCGCAACAAAGCAGAATGGGCAAAAATACATAGTCAAACTATGACTGGTCGCACAAACTGGCGTAAAGGTGTCAAAACGGGTCCGCAAACGCAAGAACATCGACTCAAAAATAGTTTGGCAAACAAAGGCAAACGTTTAGGAGTTTCTCCGGGCAATAAAGGCAAGCCCCAACCCGAACATATCAAGGATAAAAAGAGAAAACCCAAACCATTGGCCACTTGTCCGCATTGCGGCAAAACCGGAGGCATATCTGCTATGACTCGCTGGCACTTTGATCGTTGCTTACTTGTCGTCCCGGAAACGCAGGAATCGGGGAAATCTTAGGCTATACCCACCATCTTGATTTTGAGTAATCGCATCACACATGATCTCGGCAGTTTGTCCAATCACTTCATCTTTTGCTTGCCAAAACTCATTTCGTTGATCATCAGTTAGTCCGGAACCTACATTGACTCGGATATGACATCCGTGATCAGTTCCTTCGCAAATCAATGCTCCAAGGCGTCCTGTGTTTTTACCTGTGCCTTCTTCGACCCCAACAATAGTTAAATCATAACTTTTTGTAGGTTTCCATTTCATCCAGAAATCTGACCGTTTGCATTGATATGGAGCATCTACGGCTTTGATCATAATGCCCTCGTAGCCTTGGGCAACACAATCTTGGGCATAGCGTTCCATGATGTCATGCCCTTCAGCAGTGTCCAAATCCACTTCCAGCCCCTTGACAATACGGATAAATGTATGCTCTTCGTCAATCTTTCCGCGGGCTCGGTCCAAAATATCAAACCGTTTGTACTGTTGAGCATTCCAATGACCACGTTGGAAGTCATCCAAGGGCATGATGTCAAAAATGTTGTAAATCATGCCAGAGGTTTCAGCATCTGATTTACGATGCGCCTGCTTCATGAGTTTCTGGAAACTCTCTCCTGTGACTTCTCCGTCCAATACAAAGCGACCACCTGAACCTAGATAGGCTTGAAACACTTCTCTGTGTCGCATGATGTCACGGGCAATTTCTGGAAAGTTTGCAAACTCTTTGCCATTGCGACTGAACAAGGACACATTCATACCTTGCACAACTGCCAGCACCCGCACACCATCCAACTTGGGTTCAAGACGTTTGATGCCTGTGAGTTTCTTGGGTTGATCTGTGGAGTCCTGGGCCAGTTGACATGAAAACACAGGAATAGCCCATTCTGTGTTCTTTAAAATTTTGTTGAGAGTTTTTTCTGAAATACCACAGCGTAGATCTTTGATCAGCACACGGCGGCAAACCATGTTCCACTCGTCGTCGTTGAAATACTCTGCACATTCAGCAATGGCTTCTCTGGCACCGTTGCCTGTGACACTGCGTGTGCGAAGTGATTCCAGCAAAGCCCAGAACTTGGGCCAGTCATTGGGACGATCAGTGTGTTTCATCACTTCAAACACTTGTTTGATGTGGAAAGTGTAGAAAGGATTGTAGGCTTGATAACAGTTAAACAAAAAAGCCTGGGCATCTGATGAGCCAAGTCGGGCGGCCATCAGTGCCTTTTCAATGGTTTTTTCTTTGTGGATCCGGCTGTCACTTGATTCCAGATCGCGTATCCAACCTGAACTCACGGTACCGCCAAACCTTTCTTCTGTATAGTCAATCATATTTACTGGTTTACCATGAAGAGTTATAAAACACTTTTAAACCCAAGAACAACTCTGCTCGGGCGTTCTTGATGAATTCAAGATCTTGTTCTTTGTAGAAGTCATCTGCACCATCGCCAAAGAAGAAACCTTGAGTGCTTGGCAACTGGCCGTGCGTTACTACACGTTCCAGTTCGTCTAGGTCCTCCCAAGTGAGTTCAAGTTCAACACCGTTGAACATTGCACCGTCACCAAACGGACTGTCGGGCGCTGACCCAGGCCGGCCTTTGTTTTCCCACAGTCGTTCCATCCAGCCATGCAGGTTAGGATGCTTGCGCCAGTAAGCAAGTTCACGTGGCTTGACCACAGTGGGGTTTACACTTTCTTTGAGTTCTGGATCCCACTCGGCACCTTCGTAAAATTCATTTTGCTGACCTGCCTTGGCGGCAGTGTATGCATACATATCAAGACCCACTTTTGACTCCTTGTTGATGACGATATTCACGTTTGAGCCAGTATTTGTATCTGGCAAAATATTCTTGCATGGTGTATTTGGGCACGGACTGGCCAAAGGTGGCCATTTCGTCCAAATGGGCGTACCACATCTCTTGTAACCAATGTCTAAATGTCACGCGGCCTCCAACATACTGGCAGGCACATTGTAACGACCCTGCGGAGTGTTCACCAGCACAAACTTGATCTTGATTTTGTCAACTGTGCCAGTATAGGTACGGCCGTTGCGACTGCTGGTGAACTTCACTGTGTCACCAACCTTGAATGCACGTTTGTTCTGCCGAGCAAGGTTGGCCCTGGCAAACTTGATTGCATCTACCATGCTTTGAATTTCAATGTTGGTCCATTGGCCAAACATGATGGCATGATTGACTTGTTGAATGTCGGTGAGTTGTTGCATTGAGGGCTCCTTTGGTGTCTGTATGTGTGTATTATAGCAAATTGGGAATTTCTGGTCAATCCACGTAATAATGCACAGCCTGTGACAATGCAGACAACCGTTCCATGATGTCCCTGTACACTTGACCACATTCTGCCAGTTGATCCCCACTGCAAGAGGATTCGTCTAGCATGGTTTCAACTTCGGCTAGTTTGGCAAGAATTGCTTCACGCATGATCAACTCCTTATCATGAACATGCTGTATTATAGCAAATGATCAATTATTGGTCAACTCAAAGGAAAACCCTGCTCTGGGCAGGGTTTTGTAGCACTAGAGTATTACTTTTTAACGTTAATACTTGAGTATTACTTTTTAGAAACTAAAGCCAACGCCTACACCGTATGCGTTTTCTTTGATGTCCTGATAACTCTTGCTGAAGTTCACGTTGAGTGAAACATTCTTGGCCACTGGATATGAGTATGTGCCAAAAGCAACGGTTTGATGAGTCATGTTGGCTTCGGTACTGCCCAAACGTGTCTTGATACCGCCCAACAAATAACCACCCACGCCAGGAACTGGTACGCCAGTGGTAATGCCGGCCAAGGTGTAACGGAAGTCACCGTTCTTGGCGCCGTTCAAGCCATTGTCAAAGCCCATGCCAACGAATGGTGTGAAGCCTGCAATGTTCTTGCCAACTGTGGTCTCAAGGCTGTTGTACATACCACCGTTTGATGACACGCTGGTGCGGCTTTGAACGCCCAATTGCAAACCAGCAACTTCTTTACCAGCACGAACATATTGTGCTGTGCTTGCGGCATAACCGCTGTTGCTCTTGACGTGGTCAACGTCGACAGATACGTAATCGGCTGCGAAAGCAGTACCGGTGATGGCCAAAGCCAAGATTGCGAAGATTTTCTTCATTTAGTTTTTTCCTTTTAAAAGTAGAATGACAAAAGTCAATCTGTATTATATATGCGTGTTTACACTAAGTCAACACAAAATCAACCTCAAAATTGCCAATTTGATCAGGTTACCGGCACAACAACCGGAATTGGTGCCACTTCGGGATTGTCGGGAATTTGATTGGTGTTGTACATACTGGCCACACTCAATCTTGCTGTGTTGCGACCTTCACGCATGGCTCCCACAATGGCCTGGCCACCCAGAGTTGCGGTGTCAGCAACGTTTTCCAAAAACTCGGCCGCATCGCCTGAGGCTGTGAGCAGTCCGTAGTAGCCTAGATTTTGTGCAAAGGCGTAGATACTGTTCTTGTCTCCTGGCTGTAACAGGAAGTAGTCAATGCCGGCCTGACTTGTGTACTTGGCACTGAGGTTCATGAGGTTGGCCATGTAGACCCAGGCTGTGTTGAGTGTGGTCACATAAGGACTGGCACTGAGTGCGGCAATGGCTGTGTTGGCATCTGCTATATGGCTGATGGCCTGACCTTCGTTGGCTGCTGATGCAATGCCTGAGTAGGCTGTGTTAAGTGCGGCCAAACTGCCAGCAGTTTGAAGTGCATTGATGGCTGTGGTGGCTGTGTTTAATTGCGCGGCAAAATTGTCACTGTCCAGCGCCAACCCTATCACATCATAGGTAGTAACCGTTCCATTGGGTCCGGTGCCTGTGGCCATGGTAGTTGAAATGTAGTCAGTTACAGAGGTGTCAACTGGTGTGGTCTGTGCCTGTATCAATGGCAGGTCAGCCATGGTGCTGAGACCTCCCAGGGTTGTGGGTGTCCAGTAGGCTGTGTTGTTGATGTCTACGCCAGCCGGAACATCTTGGCTGGCACGATAGTATGCGGGCACCGGCGCACCTGTGTTGACCACAGCGTTGGCCAAATAAGGCTGTGCCACATTCCAAGGGTTATTGGTATTGCCCAAAATCGCATTGGCCAACTGTGGCAATGAGGTGGTGGGTATGTTGTTGATCTGTTGCAGGGCCACTTGAATGGCCTTGTTGGCAGTGGCCTCAGCCGGTGGGATGATCTTGCCCAGTTCATCACAGCCCGACGCAGTGGGCAAATAACTGTTGACCACTGGAGCAATGCTGGAATTGACAGCACCAGTTGAGTTAAAAATAGGTATGGGCCCATTGACGCTGGGTGTTTGCAATGAAGCATAACTCAATGGAAACATTTTTACCGGGTTCAAGAGGTCTGCTAAAGATGTGATGTTGGGAGTGGTCACTTCCAGAATGTCCAATATTTGTGTTAGATCATCACCTGAGATCATGTCCATGGCCGAGTAGGCTACCCGTTGAAGTTTATCAAACTGATTGGGTGTTAGGCCGTTGGCATTGTTTAGTCCCACACGGTTGTCATTGACCAAGTTGGCAATGTCAGTTTTGGTCATGCCCAGGGCTATCATTGCACTTTGAAGTGCAGTCACAGTACGACCGTTGATGCCAGCCCTGGCCGAAATTTGTTGTATAAGTCCTGCTGGCGTGCCATACAAATCCAGTTTGTCCATGTTCCAGAGATTGCCTTGATTGGCCAAATCGATAGCAAAATTATTTAAGTCAGTGCTGACACTGGCTATGTTGGCAGTCACAAGGTCGTCCATGTTAGTAAACGTTGGACCTAGATACTGATTGGCATTGACAGAACTGTTGATAAATTTGTTTGTGGTCGATAGGTAACCTTGCACTGCCATAAAACCTTGACAGAATCGACCAGCATCACCGTTGCCAAGATAAGCCGCACAGGTCTGTTCGATCAACATTGAAAAACCAGATGGATCAATGGTACTGCCATCTGCTGTACCAAAATAATTGACCAAGTATTCACTTTCGAGATAAGGATAATTGCCCACAGGTGATTCTGGTATGCTATTGCCCAAGGCAGGACAAACTGTGGCACCAATGGTCAACAGACTGGTCAAGGTTGATTCTGTGGCAAAAGATTTGCTCTTGTATGCAGTCACTGCCGCAAAAAAATTCTGCATCACAGTGGTGGCATTGAATGTGGCCAGGGCGGCAGCCAATGCAGTGGGAAAAGGTTTCAAACCTTGATTTTGCAACAGCGAGGTGGCCGCGGTGAGTTGTAACGGTGTTGTGATACTAGCCATTATCCCGCTCTCACATCACCACTGCCACCGGCACGAGCATGTCCACAGGTGTCCGGACACCCAGTAAAAACTATAGGAATGCCGCCGGCTCGCACCGAACCATTGCCGCCTGTGGTAGTGGCGGCCTGATGTGGAGGGTGGGGTCTGCCCCAAGGTGCATGCGAACTCACAGGATTGCCGTTTACAGTGACTGGTCTACCATTTACACGCACAGAAGCGATGCCGCCAGAGACCACACCGCCTGCGCTGTTTGCATCACCATCTCGTTGTAGTCCTGGCATTTTATCCCAATATAAGTTTTTTGTCTGGAACTTTGATGCCTGTGGTTGCTTCGATGTATTTCATTTTGACCGCGTCTTCAGCATAGGCATAAAGTGATATGCTGTTGATATTTAGTTGGATTTCCCGCTTGATATCTGCGGTAAACAAACTGGGTACCAAGCCCATGCCTTGTGGCCCTGGAGCCACGCTTACAGGATCACTGACAGTGATCCAGTCTATACCTGTTTTTTCAACACGAGCAATGAGTTCTTCTCCTGAATTGAGTTTGAATGTGTATACTTGATTTTGTTCGATTTGCATTTTAAACTTTCTGTAAAATATATTGATAATTAATCACTTTGACATCGATGTGTTTTTGAAACATGTTAACAAAAGCATCAATTGACATTTTGGGACGATCCAAGGAATCCACAGCGGCTTTCCAAAGATAGTCATCAAAAATCATGTAACCATTCTTTTTCAACAGGCCAAATGCCATAACAGCATCTGCCAAGACCTCGTCTGCGCTGTGACTACCGTCTACATACACAAAATCAAATTGCGCATTTTGTGTGATCAACTCTGCCAGGGCATAAAAACTCAAAGTAGGCATGAGTCGAATGGTCTGGCCTGGCCGCTTGGACTGACTGGTATTGTGACAAAATATCTCTTCGATGATTCTGTTTTTGGGCGGACGTTCGTTTCTAAAAGCACTGAGCGCATCATGCGCAAATGGATCTATGCAAGTGATTGTGCCAGTGTCGGCCAGCAAATTTTCCAACATCCAACAGGTACTGCGACCTTCGTGACAACCAATTTCCAAGATAGATTCAGGAGGTGATTCCATCTGTGCTTTGACATATTCAAAATTCACCAGCCCGTTTGAAAACCAGTCGGCTGTGAAAAATTTGTTGGTTTCAAGGTCTGGTATGTGAGTCTTCAACCAGTCCATGGTCATAGCACTGGGATCAAACAAGGCGTTTTCTAAGTTCATTAAACCCTCCTACCAATTCTTCATCTAAAAAGATTTGTGGTAACGTGCGAGCGTTTGGTACAGCGGCCAACAGGTCTTCTTTGTCCCAGCCATTGTTGATATTGCGTTCTTCGTACTCAATGCCTCGTGACTCCAGCAATGCCTTGGCCTGTGTGCAATAAGGGCACTGATCTTTTGACCATACAATGGCTTTCATTGTTGTTCTCCTTGTAGTTGTGATGTGTCGTAGGTTTTGAAAAAGATGTCTTTCTTGATAGGACCGTAGTCGCCTGTGCCATGACGAACAATAAAGTCTTCGCCTGAACGATAATTCAAGGGCTCACCCCAACTGGTGTTTACCACGCCGTCATGATCGGCCAATTTGGCTGTTTTCATGATTCTTTTAGGTGTAGCGGTGCCATCTCCATGATCATCGTATAGCCCTGCAAATTTAACTGGGCTAATGGGATAACGTTCGCCTTTGGGTCCGGTCATGATATAAAATCCAGCAGGATGATTTACAGGGCCTTCCAGTGTATCCACGGTACCTGAATCTTGAGCCACTTGATATTTGACTGGCACAGGTTTTTTAAATGTGGCAAAACTGCCAGTGCTGAACCAGGCATCGTCCACACGTGGTGCGATGTCTTTGATCGTTTTTTTAATATCGTCGTTCATAGTTCTGGTAGTTCCTCATAGTCAATCGAATCACTCATCACACCAATAACATAGTTGGTGCTTTCATTTTCTTGTAGAGCAGTTTGTTTCTTGCTGGTATCCACGTGCTTGGTAAACCAAGGTATGGGTGTCGAACGTGGATGATCCTCAGTGTACTTAATACCAATCTCTTTGAGTGCATTAAATGCTGTGAAGTCCACAAAGTCTTTTAAAATCTGTGCGTTTAGGCCAATCACTGGGCCTTTCTGGAACAGGTAGTCGGCCCAGGCTTTTTCTTCACGTATCACATCCAGGTACATTTGGTACACTTGGGCCTCGCACTGGGCTTTGGCAGCGGCAAAGCGCGGATCTTCTTTGACCACTTGATTGATCAACCATGCAGTCCACTCTTTGTGCAACATTTCATCTTGCAGGATCAATTGAATGATGTTGCCGTTGCCGATAAAGATCTTGTTTTCTACCATGGCCAGGCTGGTGGCAAAACTCACCATGAAGCGGAACGCTTCTAGTGCATAACTTGCGTTTAATGCCAACCAAATTGCTTGAATGTGTCCTTCTTCAGGCGAGTTGTTGGGGTCGCCATCTGCTTCTTTGATGCAGTTAAACTTATGTAAGTCATCGTAATACTTGCCCACGCTCGATGCCATGGCAACAATTTCTTCAGTGTCATGAATGGTGTTAAACACATCCTTGGGCACGTTGTAGATGTTGCGAATGATGTGGCTGTAACTGCGACTGTGAATGTTGGTTTCAAAGAATGTCCAGTTGTACACAAGACTTTCTAGTTCAGGAATGGAAATCACAGGTGTGAAGATCTGGCTGGGTCCACGACCTTGCAAACTGTCCAAGGCCGTTTGCCGCAACAAGTTTGATGTAAAGATATGACGTACTGTGTCCGACGCATCTTTGAAGTCTTGTGCATCTTTGGTCAGTGATATTTCTTCAGGTACCCAAAAGAAACCGCGGGCCTCTTGTTCATATTTGACCAGTTTGTTGTACTTGACTTCTTCAAATCTTTGTACCGTTACTGGGCCTGCTGGATCCAGGAACATCTTTCTAGCAAGATAGTCTGTTTTTGTTTTTAAGTTATATTGTTCTTTGCTCATTTTAATCGTTCCAATGTCTTATCACACCTGCTACAATAAACAGGTTGGTTATTATATAGCATAACACAATTGCTGTTCTAATCAAAGCAATTAGATCAGACTCGCGGTCTGTGGCCCCAGACTTGTCGCCCAGGGCCTTGGCCCATATTCGCCACAACTTCAATGAAATTGATCCGCTTCAGTTGAGGTTTTGTTTGCCACAGTGCTGGTAGCGCCAACTGCTTCACTGATCAAATCAAAGTATCCAACACCTACTTCGCGTTGATGTTTGACTGTGGTGAAGCCACGTTCTTGAGCCGCAAACTCGCGCTGTTGCATTTCTGAATAGCCGGCCATACCACGAGCCCGGTAGGCTTCGGCAAGTTCAAAGGTGGCAAGGTTTACACTGTGGAAACCTGCCAGTGTAATAAACTGGAACTTGAAGCCCAACTCGCCTAGTTCACGCTGGAAGGTTTCGCATTCTTCCTCTGACAAGAACTTGCGCCAGTTAAAACTGGGTGAGCAGTTGTAGGCCAGCAGTTGGTCTGGGAACTGTGCGTGTATGGCGTCGGCAAACTTTTTGGCTTGCTTGATATCAGGAGTTGATGTTTCAAACCAAAGTAAATCAGCGTAAGGAGCATAAGATAGCCCGCGAGCAATGCAAGCATCGATGCCGTTACGGAACTTGTAAAAACCTTCTTCAGTGCGTTCATTGATGATAAAGTCCTTGTCTAGTGGGTCATGGTCTGATGTAATCAGTGTGGCTGATTCGGCATCTGTTCTAGCCATGATCACTGTGTCTACACCTGCAACATCTGCTGCCAGTCGTGCGGCGTTCAGTGTGCGAATCATTTGTCCTGTGGGAATAAGAACCTTACCACCCAGGTGTCCGCATTTCTTTTCGCTTGACAGTTGATCTTCAAAGTGTACTCCAGCCGCGCCGGCTTCAATCATGGCTGCCATCAGTTCGTAGGCGTTAAGTGCGCCACCAAAGCCGGCTTCGGCATCAGCAACAATAGGCAAGAAGTAATCTGTTTCTACTTGGCCTTCTGAGTGTTCAATTTGATCGGCACGGCGGAACGCATTGTTAATACCCTTGACAACTTGTGGTACACTGTTTACTGGATACAAACTTTGATCTGGGTAGGTTTGATTGGCTGTGTTGTTGGCGGCAGCCACTTGCCATCCACTGAGATAGATGGCCTTCAAGCCAGCCTTGGCATGTTGTACTGCCATCTGGCCGTTGTAAGCGCCCAGTGTGTTGATATAAGGCTCCGTGGCTAGAAGTTCTCGTAGTTTGTTTGCTCCACGACGTGCCAAGGTGTGTTCAATTTGCACTGACCCTTGCAGTTGTCGTACTGTATCTGTTGTATAATTGCGTTTTTTCATTTTGGTCCTTTAAAGTTTGCATGCTTCACAATCCTCACCCTCAAGATCAAAGTCAATGATTTCAAGTGGTGCGGCTTCTTCTTGTTGTTTGACGCCTTGTTTGTTGATTAGGCTGTAGTAGAAAGTTTTCAATCCCCAATAGTGTGATTGCATCAAGTTCTTGGCAATCAATGTTGTTGGCACTTTACGATCAGCAAAGTGTGCTGGATTGTAGAATGTGTTGGTGCTAATGCTTTGATCAACATAGGCTGCCAACACAGCCGCAGTTTTCAAGTAGCCATCACAATCTTTCTGGGCCCACATCAGTTGATATCGGTTCTTGAGTTTATGATAGTCAGGCACAACTTGTGTAAGGCTTCCTGCTTTGCTTTCCTTGACTGTAATAAGCGACATAGGCATTTCAATGCCATTGGTGCTATTAATAACCACACTGGAACTTTCAACAGGAGCGATAGCCATAAGTGTGGCATTGCGCACACCATAACTACGCATTTCTGCACGTAGGCCTTCCCAGTTCAGTTCAGGCGTAAAGTCCACGAGTTCGTTGACCCCGGTGGCACGTCGCTCCCAAGGAAAGACACCACGACCATACCAGGTCCGGTCAGAATCTTTGCAACGGCCTCGCTCTTTGGCAAGTTCGACCGTGGCCTCAGTGAGGTAATAGGCCTGGTGCTCCATCCACGACTTAACCTCGGCCAAAGCGTCTTTGTCACCGTATTGCAATCCGCGCTTGGCATGCCAGTAAGCAAGGTTAGTAATGCCGATACCAAGCGGCTGGATTTCGTCATTCGAAAGCTGCGATTGGATCGAGAGGAAGTCTTGGTAGTCGAGTATGTTACAGAGACTGCGTTGCAGAATTCTACAAGCGCGGCGCATATCTTCAGGATTTCTAAAGGCACCCCAGTTGATTGAGCCAAGGGTGCATAGGGCGATGCGACCTTTGTCATCATCAAGTCGCTTGAAAGGTTTTGTAGGTAAGAGGATTTCACAGCAAAGGTTACTCTGATAAATGGTGTGATACTCAGGGTCAAACGGACCTTGGTTCATCACGTTGTCAATGAACACTAGATAAATGCGACCAGTGTCTGTTCGCTCCTTAAGAATACCTGACTTGAAGACTTCTTCAGCAGACATAGTTTTTTTCCGGAGATCAGTTCGTGCTTCATAGCGGACATAAAGATCTTCAAAAAGTCTAGTGTTCCGGTAAAATGCTTCGTAGAGATCGGGTACCTCATTGGGGTCAAAGAAAGTGATATTCTCTTTGTTCTTGAAACGACGCCAAAAGAAAGCAGACAGAACCACCCCGTAGTCCATGTGTCGAACTCGCGTTTCTTCTGTTCCTTGATTGTTCTTGAGCACAATGAG